GGTTTTGAAAATTATAAAATCACCCATATCCTTAACTATTACAAGAAAAAATGTAACTCTTTATTTTGATTAATGTTGGATACTAATTCCTTCACCTTTAATAGATATTGTTTTAATATGATAAACAAAATTCTTCCATAGTGTATCTACACGCTCGGCATCTGATCCACCTTCGTATTGTAGGAGTAGGCGAGTATCAACACCAATACCATTATAAATAGTATTTGAATCCATAGCAAGTGCGCGACCAATTACGAAATTCCGTTTGTAATCCTTAAAACTCATAGCACGGATTCCTGCACCGGTTAATGCCTTTTCTAATTCAAGTAGGGCAGTTCCCGAAATACCTTGGGTTCCTGGATCTGCTGTTTTACTAGTATCAACTGCTCTGCTCGGAACCATTAATCCATTCAACTGATACGAGTAATCTTTTAAGAAATTTCCGCATCCTGCTATGGAACTTTGGTCAGAGGCAAATTCTCCCATAAATGTAGCACTATCTTTTAACCATACATAAGTTCCATCTGCAGATACATTATCTTCAGCAGATACAATTGCTGCATTTGTTGGAACACATATAATACTTTTTGCTTTAGCATGTTCAATACTAATATTGATAGTTGCTTGCCGATCAGATTTAAGAATAGAATTTTTATGACATTGAACCGATGGAATATCAAATTCAATAACTCCACCACTTTTCATTTTTGCCATCATACCCGATTCATAATCGGCACCAACATCAATCTTACGAACTTTAAGATTAACATTACTAATTGTATATGTAGGTGTCCAAGTTCCCACCCGTTCAGCAGCTACGGCTGTTTTTAGTGAATTGGAATATATCCAAAATGTTGTATCACTAGTTACATCAGTTCCGTGTGCAGCTTTGGTTGTTCTACCACCCGTATCATCTATATTTAATACAATATAATCTTTACCACCCGATACTTCAGTTGTAATTGATTTAATTTTTGGGGGTAGATTGGTTCCCGTAACATTCCATACTACTTTATCACCGGTGGCACTATCATATATACCGATTTCTTCGCCAACTGAAAACGGGCAATGTTGAGCATCAATCTGCATATTAGTTGTTGGATCAATATATAATTTGGTTAAATCACCCGTGGCACCAAGGGTGGAACCTTGAGTTTCAGCACCATTGAACCTAGGAAGATTGGCAAATTCTCTCTTTAATGTTACATTATCAAGACCACGGAAAACCGATCTACCGGGGGCAGTTTCTAGTTCTAGATATATACCATCAGTTAGAATATTAGGGAATGCTTTTGAATTACGAGCAAAACATCCTAAATGAATTGGGACTTCAACATGTGCCGATTGAAATCTATTTACATTAATATTGGCATCTGAATCACCGGAACCGGACGAACCAACACGGCGATTTTCTCCCATAAACCTTTTTTTAAAATAAGGATTACTCATTACATTAGTCTGAGCGGATTTATGAGTTCCACAAGTCCCCCGACATTCAGGAACCCAAGCACCACAACCTTCGGTTAAGGCGCGTTTATTACGAATTGTTTCATTTGATTCATATGAATAAGCCACATGTACTGCAGTTGCATATTCATCAAGTTCTTCTATTAATTGTTGCCGATTTCCAACATACGCCCTACATCTAGAAAATAAACTATTGGCTCCTATGGTAGAATCTAATTGAAGCATTGTAGGTGGTCTTGCAGTATCATCTGTTTGTAATTTAACATCAAATGATAATACACTATCTTTTCCACTAAAAAAACGGACGGATGGTGGAACATAAATACCGATTGTTTGGTTTTCACCAAATTCTAATCCATTTTCGGCAGAGATTTCAACATCAGTTTGTGGGAGTGTTATTTTATCACCGGGACGGAAGAAGGAAGCACTACTCATTTTATAATTAAAGTTATATTTTAATTATCTTTAAAAAAATTTTAAAAAACTAATATTAAAATAATCTCCATCCAATAGTTTCAATTTCACTTTCTTCTTCTTTTTTTATTACGGATTTAATATATGAAACTTCATCTTTTAATATTAATAATTCATCTATGACTTGTTTCAATAAAGTTAAAACTTCATCAATTGGTTTTTTAGATTCAGGTTCCATATACTTTAATTTAATATTTTATTATATGTAAAAAAAATATTTTTAAATGTAATATACATTTATAATGCAATTTGGAAAAATGGAAGATTTTACAATTGACCAATTTGCCGGAAGTACTGCTTTAATTCTTGGTAGTGTGGCATCATTATTATTAGTAATATGGAAATCAAGATGTGAATGTGATATGAATTGTTGCTATATTTGGAGATGCCACCGAAAACCACCACCCGATAAAGAAGAATCGGATGAAGAAAATCCATCTGATAAAGATAAGAAAAAACCCAAGCAGATTAAACCACCTTCAATCCAACCGCCCGAAGAATCTCAACCCGATCCGGATATTTTGCCATAAAGACATCTAGTTTATTTTTTTTCTTATAATAATAATATGATGACTTTGATTTAGCCAATTCAGGATTATTTTTATATTTTTCTTTTCTAGCATCTTTTGTCTTTTCATAATGTTCTTTTGAACGGATTGTTCTTTTCTTTATAAATTCATCATCTAATTTATATTTATTATGATAATTATATCTATCTCTTTCAATTTTATTTTTGTATTTTGTAGCAAATTCATCTACATCGGACATTTTGTTTTATGTTATTATTATATATTATTATTTTTATCTTTAAATTAATTATTTACTTATGCATAGAATACATTCATTTTGCCATTAGTAAGTGTAGCATATCGGAGAACTTCCAACCACACGCGATTAACGGCATCACCACTAATATCAATCTTGGCGTGTAGGTCAATACCTTTACTATCTAATCGGTCATTGCCAATTAATTTAAATCCTTGCCAAAAGTTCTGACCAAGTAATTCACCATCTTGACCAAGACCCGCCAAGTCTTCAGTAGTTATACCTTCACCTTCTCCGGAGTATGCAGCACGGGAAACATAGGCGGGAGAACCTTCTGCAGAAATAAGATGATGATAATGAACTGCGGAATTTGTTACATTCTGCGGATATAGGAATTCATTATTGAAGAAAAGATTTTGGGTAAGATCACTACGCTGGTCGGTGCCACCCACTTTCTCGGGAGATACTGCTACATATGGGCCGAGAAGGTCTGTATCGGGGTTTGCTTTATTTACTTCATAACCATGGAATACTTTTGTAACTAACATACCATTACCACCAATATTACGGACGGAATTTAATGCCTGTGCTTGAGTAATGCTATTTTTGGATAGGCGATAATCAATGTATGTGAATGATAATTCCGGATTCTTTTCTCTATAATTTTCCATAAATTCACCATCATAAAATAGATAATCAGCAAAAAACTGAGTCTGTTTAATTTCAAAAGATGAACTGGTTGTCGGAGTTACACACCGAGATTTACTAGCATCACTAGTCCAATATAATTCAAGTTGAACACGGGGCATCATAAAAAGTGGTAGTTGATTTCCGGATTTAAGATAAGGGAATAAATCATTTAGTGATAGAGAGAAGGTGGATTCTTGACTATTACGGAGATGCTGTTGAACATTTAAACCTTGTTTGTATCCCGTCTTTACAACATCATCGGCAAGAACATTATATTCTAGACCATTGGCAAGACCATAGGTGGAGGCGGATTTACCCGATTCATCATCAAATACTTGTTCATATGCCATACCCCGTCCCGTCTTGAATTGTTCCCGTTCAAGATTGGATGACCCCGTAACAAACTGGGATTTACACGCCATTAACCAAGGTAGGTCTTCCGTAGAGCAAAGGGTTGTACCATCTGCAGTTTTTAAAACTGCGCGTTGAACCATTGAATATAGACCCACATTTACAAAGGGGAAATTATCACCGGCAACACCATTGGATTTCATCTGAATGGTAATCTGCGAATTGGGATGGAGAAAACCTTTTGGGTTAAGTTCAAACCGACAAAAATCTTGACTAAATATAACGGGATCTAAAACATCCGTGGAAAATTGTAATGCCGAATTAACCGGCATGGATTTAATGTTGAGGAGAGCAGGGCGATTATCATTTTGCTTGGACATTTTTTATAATATAACTTTTATATTTTTTTTTTAAAAATTATTTTTAAAAATATATGTGATGATGGAAAATAATATTTGCGTTTAATTAATTTAAAATAAAAATATTAAGTATGATAAATGGATGATAAATTTATATTAGATGTATGTTGTGGAGGAAAAATGATGTGGTTTGATAAAGATAATAAAAATACTTTATTTTGTGATATACGAGAAGTTGAAAAAGGACATATTACACATTGTCCAAATTGGGAATGCAAACCCGATATA